ACCCGACAGTAACATCGACGAAGAGCGCAGTCGGCTCCGTGCCCTGGCGCGCGAAGTCGTGACCATGACGCAGGAACGCACCGCACTCAACGAAGAACGCTACTATCAGGACATTGCTGCCAACCTGCTCAAGGACACGGGCATCAAGACCAAGATCATTCGCCAGTACCTGCCCGTGATCAACAAGCTGGTGAACAAGTATCTGGCCGCCATGGACTTCTTCGTGCACTTTGAGCTGGACGAAGCCTTCACCGAAACCATCAAGAGTCGGCATCGCGATGAGTTCAGCTATGCCAGCTTCAGCGAAGGCGAAAAGCAACGCATCGACCTGGCTCTGCTGTTCACCTGGCGCACCATAGCCAAGATGAAGAACAGTGCCAGCACCAATCTGCTGCTCTTGGACGAAGTCTTTGACAGCAGTCTGGACAATAACGGTACTGAATATCTCATGGGGCTGCTCAACACCGTAAGCGATGACACCAATGTGTTCGTAATCAGTCACAAGGGTGATGTGCTGTACGATAAATTCCGTAGCGTGATTCGCTTCGAGAAGCATCAGAATTTCAGTCGCATAGCACAAGGATAAATTCATGAGCAAGCATGACGACGACTTTGACTTTGGCTTTACCGCCGTGGATTTTGATCCCGGGGCCTTGGCGGCCACCACAGACGACCTCAAGAGCAAGTTGCTGCAGGTCGAGGCTCTGATTCTGCCTCTGCTCAACAATCTCAAGAAGAACCCCGACAAGGCCTATATCCACTGGCCCAATCGCACCAGCATCATTGACCAACAAATTGCTCGCATCACTGCCATCACCCGGAGCCCAGTATGAAACCCCGCAAGCGCTACATTGACGATGCCGAACTGCGCGGCTTGGTCAACACCCTGATTCATCAGATGCAGGCTGTGGACTTCAAGCCCATGGCTGTCATGGGCATTACTCGAGGCGGCCTCACGCCGGCCGTGATGCTCAGCCAGTACTACGAATGTCCCATGTTCACCCTGGACTACAGTCTGCGAGACCGCAACAATGCCCAGGAGCTGGGCGAGGTCGAAGCCGATCTGATGCGCAGGGCCAATGCGCTGGGCAATGTGCTGGTTGTGGACGACATCAATGACAGCGGCGCCACGCTTACGGCAATTCGGGGCTTTGTAGCCGAAACGCTCAATGAGCCACCGCAGTGGCGCTGGGCCGTGCTTCTGGAGAAGTGCACCAGTCCCTTTGACAGCGACTTTTGGGGCGAGTATGTGCTAGACGACGCCTGTGCAGACTGGGTGGTGTTTCCCTGGGAAGAATGGTGGGGCAGCCGAGTCTGGAGTCAGGGCAAGATGCTTAAACCCGTATGAGCAACATCACACTAAAACAACGCCTGGATGGGCTACTGTTTGCCATGCTGGGCGATGCCGAACTTGTAGAGCGCTGGTGGCATCGCCCCAATCAGAACTTCGATGGTGCGCTTCCCATGGACGTGCTCGTGGTGCAGCCCGAGCGTGTACGAGACCACGTGCTGGATTCCTGCCGGCTCGCCGGTCGCGACTAGGGCTTGACAACTAGACTCGTTCCTTTATCATGGTGTTACATTGATGATAAGGAGCCAGTGAGATGCCCAGAGGAGTTGCCAAGAGCGGTGTTAGGATGACGGCCCGGCGCCGCGCAGCCAACACAGTGGTGGAGTTTCAACGTCCCAGCGATGCCGAGGTGCTGGTTCGACTCAACGATAGCTTCGATGCCATGAACACCATGGCCCTGGCCACGTGCCTGGGCGTGAATAAGACTTTGATCATCAGCGGTCCGGCCGGTGTTGGTAAGAGCTACGGTGTCATGAAGACCCTGGATGACCTGGAGGGTCAGAAGCTCGGCACCGTGATCAAGGGCTATGTTCGCCCCACGGGCCTGTACAAGCTGCTTTACGAAAACCGCCACGAAGACTGCGTGCTGGTGTTTGACGATGCCGACAGCATCTTTGCCGACGATGTTAGCCTGAACCTGCTCAAGGCTGCCTGCGACATGACTCGCACCCGCCGACTCAGCTGGCTGAGCGAGACCAAGATGGAAGACGAAGACGGTGAGCGTCTGCCCCGTAGCTTCGAGTTCGAAGGAAGCATCATCTTCATCACCAACTATGACTTCGATGACCTCATCGACCGTGGCAACCGGCTGGCGCCGCATTTCCAGGCCCTGATTAGCCGCAGCCACTACCTGGATGTTGGCATCAAGACCAAGCAAGACTACGTGGTGCGACTGCGTCAGGTCGTGTCGCGGGGCATGCTGCGCGAAGAAGGGTTTACCGCAGAGCAAGAGCAAGACATCCTGGCGTTCATCGAACGCCATCAGGATGATCTGCGTGAGCTGAGCCTGCGCATGGTGCTTAAGATTGCGGGCCTGATGCGCATGGGTGGGGACTGGGAGAAGCTCGCCCGTGCCACCTGCATGCGCTGAGGTGCTTGACAGCTCGTATCGTTACTATATCATGACGTTACATTGATGATGAAGGAGTTGAAGATGACCACAGTTTCCATTGCTGCCGTTGTTCAAGAAGCCCGCGCTGCTGCTGATACCGCGGCCCGTAAGTTCTTCCAGGAACGGCTCGGCGGCGAAGACCAGTATGCCTGCGGCTTTGCCTGGGTCAACATCTACGGGGTCCGTGGCAACACCCGGGTGGGCAAGGAATTGCTCAAGCACGGATTCCGTCGTCCCTATGGTCAGAGCGGTCTGCAGATGTGGAACCCCAGTGGCCTGTTCGTGCAGAACGTAGATACCCTGGAGGCTGGCGCCGAGGCTGCGGCCGCAGTGTTCAAGAAGTATGGCTTCGAAGCCTATGCCGGTAGCCGGCTGGATTGATGGGTTGACGATGCGGGCTTGACAGCTCGCATCGTTTCTATATCATGATAGTATGATGATCAAGGAGACCCCCGTGAACGACCTAGGTGCTAGTAAGAGCCTGCTGGCCAAACTCATGGCGCAGGAAAACATTACGGTGCAGCATCGCAAGGTGCAGACTCCGTTCTTTGACCTCAAGAACCGTGTGCTGGTGCTGCCCATCTGGCAGGACATGAACGGTGACCTCTACGACCTCTGTTGCGGCCACGAAGTTGGTCATACCCTGTGGACTCCGGCCGAGGGCTGGCACCAGGCCCTGGCCGATAGCCCGGGCTTCAAGACCTATCTCAACGTGCTGGAAGACGCTCGCATCGAGCGCAAGATCAAGACCCGCTATCCAGGCCTGAGCCGAGGCTTCCTCAACGCCTATCGAGGCCTGTGGGAACGAGACTTCTTTGGTGTGAAAAATCGCCAGCTCAATGGGCTGCCGCTCATTGACCGCATCAACCTCAGCACCAAGCTCGGCCCCTACGTGGCACTGGACCTGGACTTCAATGCCGAAGAGCAGGCTATCCTGGACCGAGTGCACGCCCTAGAGACCTGGGCCGAAGTTGAAGCCCTGGCGCGTGAACTCTGGATTCGCGCAAAAGAACACCAGGGCCAAGACGAACAGCAGAAGCTGTCCGAGATCCTGACAAACTTTGGTGAAGGCGAAGAAGAAGACGAAGATTCTGGTCAGGATGAAGGTGAAGACCTGGATCTGGATCCAATGCCGGGTCAGACCGACGACCTGGATGAAGAACAAGAAGACGAATACAACGGCGACGACCTGAGCGGCGGTGCCAACAGCAACTGGCATGACCCTAGCAGCATCACGGACCAGAACTTTCGTGAACGCGAATCAGAGTTGCTGGACCCCAGCAGCCTGAACTATGTCTATGTTACCATGCCTGCGCTGGATAGCCGCAAGTTCATACTGCCCTGGCGCGATACCATGCAGCAGCTGCAGTTTGGGCCGTTCATGGAGGCCCAGCGAGCCCAGCTGCTAGCAGACTTCATGGCCAAGAATACACGCTACGTGAACTACATGGTCAAGGAGTTCGAACTGCGTCGCAATGCCAGCACCCAGGCCCGAACCCGCATCGCCCGCAGCGGCGAGATCGACACCAAGCGCCTGCAAAACTATCGCTTCAGCGAGGACCTGTTCCGTCGTTTCAGCGTAGCGCCCAATGGCAAGAATCACGGACTCATTGTCACCGTGGACATGAGCGGCAGCATGCAACCGGTCATGCCCGGAGTGATCGAGCAGCTCGTGACACTGGCCATGTTCTGCCGCAAGGCCGCCATCAGCTTTGAACTCTATGGCTTCACTGACCACGTTGACAGTAACGACCCTGGCACACAATACTATAACCAGGACTTCGAGAACCGCTGGCCCCAAGTCGAGGGCACCATCTCCTCGGAGAACCGTCGATTCCGACTCATTGAGTTCTTCTCGGACCGTATGTCAGGCATGCAGTTCAAACGGCAGATCAGCAACCTGGTCATAGCCATGGACATGTACCGCATGATAAACCTGGGCTTTAGTCGATACAGCCTGGGCGAGCAGCTGGTACAGGAATTGGACAACATGCCCCATGTATTGCGGCTGGGCGGTACGCCCCTGCGTGAAACTGCGGCGCTGGGCATTGATATGTTCAATCGCTTCCGGGCTCGAACCGGTACCGACGTCGTCAACATGATGTACATCAGCGATGGCGACGCTGCAGGCCAGCTGAGCCGCTGGCACCGTAGCAGCTACAGCAACGAATACGTGTATAGCGAAACCATACACGACCGCAACACCAACGTAGTGCTGACCGACAGCGTGACTCGTGCCCAGGTGCAGAGCGTGGGTGCACCCTTCCACGGCGTGGACCTGGTGCTGAACCTGGTGCGTAAAGTTACGGGCGCCAATGTTGTTGGCATGCACCTGGGCACGGGTAACATGCGCCGAGCCATTGCTGAGCGCATGTATAGTCGCTGGGTCAATCAAAACGAGGCCGAAATTGGCCGTACCTACGACCAGCTTCGTCGTAATCGAGTGGCTGTGATCGAGACTCGAACCGGCTATGATGAATACTACGTGGTGCGAGGCACTGACATGGCCATTGAAGAAGAAGCTCTGGACGCCGAGGCCAATACGCGCAAGCTGGCCCGTAACTTCCTGAAAATGCAGCGCAACAAACAGACCAACCGAGTGCTGATTCAGCGGCTCATTGGCATGCTGGCCTAGAAAGTACTTGACTCTGAGCAACAAAGAGTCTACAATGGCGTTACCTGATGAAGTTTTACATGATGAGGAGCAACTAGACCATGAAGCAACCCTGGACCGCAGCAGCCCGTGAAGACTTTGTGCAGCAACTGCGTCAAGCCCACGGCGAACTCGTTACCCGTCGCCAGATTGAAACTCTGGCGCAGGAACTGAATCTGGGCTATCCCCGATTCATCATCGACAACAGCGAATACAAGGTGGGCCGAGGCCAGTATAGCCTGACTCCCCTGCCCACTCAGAGCGAGCCTGAGACCGTGCCAGAGCAGGCAGCGGCGCTGGTGGTGCCCTTGGTTCGCCAGAAGAAACTGGAGACCATGATCGAAAACCTGGTTCCGCAGCGCGACCCTCAGTACGTAAGTTTCGGGTTTCACCGGGATCTGCGCAGCATCATCAATAGCCGGGTGTTCTATCCGGTGTTCATCACGGGCCTGAGCGGCAATGGCAAGACCACCATGGTGGAGCAGGTCTGCGCTGACCTGGGACGAGAGTGCATCCGAGTCAACATCAGCATTGAAACCGATGAAGACGATCTCATCGGCGGCAATACCCTGGTGGATGGCAACATTGTCTACCGTGAAGGTCCGGTGCTGACTGCCATGAAGCGCGGAGCCCTGCTGCTCATCGACGAATGCGACCGAGGCAGCAACAAGCTCATGTGCATGCAGGGCATCATGGAAGGCAAGCCCTACTTCAACAAGAAGACCGGCGAGGTTGTGCATCCGCGCCCGGGCTTCAACATCATTGCCACGGCCAATACCAAGGGGCGTGGTAGCGAAGACGGTCGCTTTACTGGTGCACAGTTCATTGACGAAGCCTTCCTGGAGCGCTTTGCCATCACCGTGGAGCAGGAGTATCCCACCGCCAAGGTAGAACGCAAGATTGTCACCAATAACATGGAGACCCTGGACTGCCTGGACGAAGAGTTTGCCGACAAGCTTGTGGCCTGGGCCGAAATCATTCGCAAGACCTTCCTGGAAGGCGGCGTGGATGAAATCATCAGCACCCGCCGACTGGTGCATATCGTCAAGGCCTATAGCATGTTCCGTAATCGTACCAAGGCCATTGAGCTTTGTGTGAACCGCTTTGACGTTGAGACCAAGACCGCGTTCCTGGATCTGTACAGCAAGATCGATGCTGGCCAGGACCCCGAAGCCAAGCCCGAGGATGTTATTGACGGTGACATTCCGTTCTAACCCTCGATCTTTTCGGGGCGCCTGTGGCGCCCCGCTTTTTACATGGAGGAAGCATGAGCAAAGACGTGCCGTTCCGCGGCATCAACGTACGTTTGGATCATCATGACCGACCCGCAGTCTGGAAGGAACTACCCGAGGTCCCGCGCTGGGACCTACACGAACAGGGTGAGGTTGGTGCAGTCGGTGCGCAGGGCGCGCCCTTGATCTATGATCTAACCTGCCCGCCAGCCTCGGTCATGTTCACAGATCAGATCACGGATTCGGTTACGTCTGCTCGGCCCAGCATCAACTATCGCTACAGCGAGGATCGGCTGCTGGCAGACATTCGCAGCTACATCGACGGCACCTATGCTGGTCACTACAGCCGCAACCAGTTCCAGGCCACGGAGTTCATCATCGACTGCGGTCATGGCACGGGCTTCACTCTGGGCAATGTCATGAAGTATGCTCAGCGCTATGGCAAGAAGCAAGGTTTCAATCGACACGACCTGCTGAAGATCATACACTACGCAATCATCGCACTGCACATTCACGACAAGGAGCATGAACCCCACCATGAAGATCAGTAAAGACACCATCAACGTTCTCAAGAACTTTGCTCAGATCAGCAACAACCTTAGGTTTGATCCGGGCAATGTTTTGACCACGATCAGCCCGCAACAGAACATCTTTGCTCGCTGTACCGTACCCGATACCTTTCCGCAGACGGCCTGTATCTACAATCTCAACAGTCTGCTAGAGCTGCTGAGCATCATGGAAAATCAGGACGTGGAGTTCAGCGAGCGTCAGCTCAGCATCAGCAAGGATGGCGGTCGCTTTGACTACACCTATGCTGACCCCAGCGTGATTATCGCTCCGCCGCCGGGCAAGAGCATCGAGCTAGACAAGCACTATCAGTTTGCCCTGACTGCAGCCGATGTCATCATGATCAACAAGGCCGCGGGCATTAGTGGCGCCGAACAGATTGTGATTCGCACCGAGGATGGATCAGCAGTATTGACCGTAGGCGACAAGGCTCGCAGCATGGCGCATAGCAAGACCTTGGGTGCCTGTAAAAAGACCTTCAATGCCGCACTCAATGTTGAAAACTTCAAGGTCATGCCCGAAGCCTACACCGTGACCCTGAGTAAGAAGAAGTTCCTACACTTTAAGAGCGAGGCTCAGAACGTGCCAGAATATTGGTTGGCATTGGATCCGTCCAGCACCATTGAATAAGGAGGGCCCATGGAGGCCAATCGTGAGCAGTTTCTTTGGGTTGAGAAATATCGTCCCCGTCGCATAGCCGACTGCATCCTGCCCGCAGATCAGCGCAAGACCTTTGAGCAGTTCCTGGTTCAGGGTGAGATCCCCAACATGCTGCTATGCGGCGGTGCCGGCATGGGCAAGACCACGGTGGCCCGAGCCCTGTGTGAAGAGCTGGGCGCCGAGTACATGATCATCAACGGCAGCGAAGAGAGCGGCATCGACGTGCTCCGCACCAAGATCAAAGGGTTCGCCAGCACCGTGAGCTTCAATGGACGCAGCAAGGTTGTGATCCTGGATGAGGCTGACTATCTGAATCCCAACAGTACCCAGCCTGCGCTGCGGGGCTTCATCGAAGAGTTCAGCCGCAACTGTCGTTTCATCTTTACCTGTAACTTCAAGAACCGCATCATTGCTCCGCTCCACAGCAGAACCACGGTGGTGGAGTTCAAGCTGGCGCGATCAGACCGCCCCAAGATTGCCGCACAGTTCTTCAAGCGAGCCACGGAGCTGTTGGCCCAGGAGAACATTGAGTTTGACGAAAAAGCCGTGGCCAGGCTCATTGAGCGGCACTTTCCGGACTATCGACGCATTCTGAACGAGCTGCAACGCTACAGTGTGAGTGGTCGCATCGACGAAGGCGTGCTGGTGAACCTGCAGGAAGTCAACATCCGCGAGCTTGTGGATTCACTTCGGGAAAAAGACTTCAAGAAGATGCGGCAATGGGTGGTGAACAACATCGACAATGACCCGCAGACCATCTTCCGTCGCCTCTATGATGGACTGGACGAACACGTGAAGAATGTCCCGCAGTTGATTCTACTCTTGGCTGACTATCAGTACAAGGCAGCCTTTGTCTCAGATGCTGAAATCAATCTTGTGGCCTGTCTTACTGAAATCATGGCCGCCGTGGAGTTCCGATGAGTCTGGGCGATCTGCTGGGGCTGGCGCCGCCGGCGGCCCCGCTGGAAGATGAACCTCGGCGCCGCAAGCGCAGTCCCTTTGACTTTATCAATGCTATCTGTACTCGGGATGCTACGTTCTGGGACCCTGAGCTAGAGAACGAGTACAATGCCTTCATCATCAATCGTGGGCTAAGCTACGGTGCCGACACCGTAATCTATGCCAACGAGATGAATAGCCGTCCACATCTTGACCGCCGCCTTCAGTACGACTTTCTTATAAATACTATCAGGCCTAAAAAGAGATTCAACAAGTGGCTGAAACCTGAGACTGTCGATGATTTGGAGGTTGTACAAGCATACCATGGCTACAGCATACGTCAAGCCCGTCAAGTACTACCTCTGTTGAATCCTTCTCAGATTGATTACATGAGAACAAGATTAAACAAAGGTGGTAAAGCATGAGCACGGACTTCTTCAATCTCCAGTTGCCGTTTGACTACAGCCCGCTGGAGGTTAAGCTCAATGAGCCCGACGACTTTCTTAAGATTCGGGAGACACTGACTCGCATCGGTGTGGCCAGTCGTCGCGATAACACCCTGTATCAGAGCTGCCACATACTGCACAAACAGGGACACTACTTCATTGTGCACTTCAAAGAACTGTTTGCTCTGGATGGCAAAGCCACGGACATCAGTCGCAACGATATTCAGCGTCGTAACAGCATTGCCCGGTTGCTGCAGGACTGGGGACTGCTAACCATCGTCAACGCAGATAAGTATACTGACCAGGCACCACTCAGCCAGATCAAGATTCTGAACTTTGACGAAAAACATGAGTGGAACCTGCAGACCAAATACAACATTGGCAAGAAGCGAACTACAAGGACATCCCATGATCAAACTTGAACTTAGCGTCAACGAAGTCAACGCCATTCTGCTTAGCTTGGCCAAACTTCCCTATGAAACCGTGGCTCAGCTCATCGAAAAGATTCGTGACCAGAGTCTGCCCCAGGTGCCAGAAGAAGAACGTAACACTGGCAAACGGGACCGGCTTCGCAAAGATCTCATGGATGCTGTCACCGAGGACACCCCGGTACAGTAACCAGAGTCAGTTGGCGGTCTGAGGTAAAACCGCACGTCGACGCCTTAGGGGTCGATGAAATCAATCTCGCTGAAAAGGAGAAAACTCATGACTACTGCTCTTAACAATCTCATGTTTGGTCCTGGCTTCAAGGACTTTGATCGTTTCCTGGTGGGTTTCGATGAAACCTTTGACCGTCTGGCCAAGTTCCATGACGATGTCACCAAGAACATCCCCAACTATCCGCCCTACAACATTCGCAAGGTCGAAGACAATCGCTACGTCATCGAGCTGGCCGTGGCCGGGTTTGGCCGCAGCGATATCGAAATCGAACTGGCCGACGACAAGCTCGTGGTCCGGGGCAACACTCAGGAAGACAACAGCAATAACTTCCTGTACAAGGGCATTGCCAATCGAGCCTTTACCCGCACCTTCGCTCTGAACGAACAGATCGAGGTTCAGGATGCCGAGCTCATCAATGGCATGCTGCGCGTGTTTCTGGAACGCATCATTCCGGATCACAAGAAGCCCAAGAAGATCGATGTCAAAGAACCCACGGAGTATCGCAGCCTAAGCAGTAACCAGCTGCATCAGAACGTGGAATAAGTGAATCGGGGGACCTGGCGGTCCCCCACAATGGAGTCATTATGAACATCAAAATTGTGCGCCTTACCTCGGGCGAAGACCTCTTGGCCGATGTTGGTGAAACCCTGGATGGTAGTGGCATCATCTTGGAAAATCCCTGCATGCTCTACATGCGCCCCAACGATGCCGGCACTGCCACGGTGGGCATGACTCGTTGGCTCCCCTATAGCTCGGATCGAGCCTTCACTATCCCCAACAACTTTGTCATCACGGTGTGTGAGCCCGCAGACGATCTTCGCAATCAGTACAACACAGTGTTTGGCAGCGGACTAGTGGTGCCACCCCAAAAGATTGTAACTGGGGCTTGACTTTCAGATCAACTTCCTACATACTGGCAGTATGATGAAACGAAACCTAGATTTGAATTTTTGGCTCAAGTGGGTGGCTACGGCCGTGACCCTGGCCGGTGCAGTAATGACCAGCCTGGCTCTGGACCCTTGGAATGTCTACACACTGAACCTTGGTGCCTTGATCTACCTGGTGTGGAGCTGGCGCGTACGTGAAGTTAGCTTGATTGTGGTCAATGCTGGTCTGGTATTGATCTACATTGTGGGCATGTTGTTTCGTTAGGAGTGTTGGCCGAGAGGTCGAAGGCACCTTCCTGCTAAGAAGGCACGCGGGCAAAACCTGCGTCATTGGTTCGAATCCAATACACTCCGCCAGGACAGTACCACCTCACTTCCGGGTTCAAGGAAGAGGTTTAAGAGTTGCCGCTGGCCAGCGGTTCCAGAAACTCTTCGTCGTGCAGCGGGCGTAACAGCTGACCCGCACAAGGGTGACTGTGTATGTTTTTGGCAGGGTTTTGGCAATCAAAATCCTGACGGACAGGGTAACTCCTCGGTTGAGGGCTCGGTGGTGCGAGTAGCTCAACACCTACAACCGCGGGATAGTGAAAAGGCATCACACGGGTCTCATAAGCCCGAGTTCCTGGTTCGAGTCCAGGTTCCGCAACCAAAATCCTCATGGAGGCAGCATGAACAAACGCTATAGCCTGGAGTATCGTAGCTGGGATGACACCGACGACAACCAAAGTCTGATGCTAGGTCCCAGCGAGGAAACCTTCAACATTCAGTGGGAAAACGGTGACGAGTCTGATGTCATCATGAACATGAATCGGTTCCTCAAGCTCATTGGTTTTGACGTGTTGGGGTACCGAGTGGTGCAAGAGTTACCCGATACACCAGCCCCGGGTCGGGGAGACAGCTTCTCATGGTAAAGCCAGTAATTCCCACCCTGGACATGGGCCGATGTATAGAAAACTTTCCGGGCAGTCGCTATGACATGATCTTGGCCGCAGCAGCGCGAGCACGCGAGATTCAGCGTCGTCGTCTCAAGCAAGACCAGACCGCGGGCCAGAGCCAAATTCATGATCATAAGCCCGTGTACGAGGCTCTGCATGAGATTGAGCAGGGGCAGCTGGGCGACATACGCTTGACCAAGTAATGGGACTATAGCTTAAAGGTAAAGCGTGCCACTCATAATGGCTTGAGTCTTGGTTCGATTCCAAGTGGTCCCACCAATTCCGGTGTGGTGTCAACGGCAGCATGATGGTCTCCAAAACCATAGGTCGCGGTTCAAATCCGTGCACCGGACCCAAACAAGGAGTAAACAATGTCAACTGGTATGGAGTTTGTATGCCTAGGTCTCATGTATCTGGCTCTGCGTTGTTTTGAAAACATTGCATGCGGTGTAAATCAGCATGAGTGATGGAGGTAAGGGTAGTCGGCCGCGCCCACTCAGCGTGCCGCAGTCTGAGTTCGAGGACAACTGGGACCGAATCTTCAGCCGGAACCGCAATGACTTCCAGGACATGCTGTCCACCGAAGACTGCGTGTTGGACGCCCTGGAAACCACGCAGAACCCCAAGCATGACTGAGCTCATTGTACGACATCAGGTCAGTCTGAAATGGGCCATGACTCTGATGTTCCTGGGCAGTGCCGTAACACTGAGCGCCAACGTCGATTTCAGCAAGCTGGGCTTCATTACATTTCTGCTGGCGCATATCGTGGGCATAGCAGTCTTTGGGGCGACACGAGATCGCCCCATGTTTTTTCATAGCCTGGGCTTCATGTTCATAGATCTATTTGGGATCTATCGTTGGTTCTTCAGCTAGCTCAGGCACCACTCACGGTATCGTTGCCCTCAGCCCCAACAATGGTTTCTTGGCTAGGCAGAGGAGCAGGCGCGGGCTCGGGGGCAGGCGTAATTGGTTCAGGTACGTGGTCCCAAATGGGCATGGTGCCTCCTGGTTGGATTGACAGCAGTCGTCATAGTATTTATACTTGGAATCTATGAAATACTATACTCATGTAGCAGTTTCAGGCAGCAATCTGTTGGTGCGGGGCGTGGACGGTGGGCGCCGTTTCAATGACCGAGTGAACTTTCGACCCCGATTGTTTGTTCCCAGCAAGAACCCAGGGACGGCCCGTTACCACAGCCTGTTTGGTGCGGCGCTGGAAGATCTGGAGTTCGGCGACATCAGTGACGCTCGCGAATTCATCAAGACCTATGCCGGGGTCAGCAACATGACCATACACGGCAACACCAACTGGCAGTATCAATACATCACAGAAACCTATCCGGGCGTCATTGACTTCAACATCAATGACATCGCCATCTACAGTATTGACATCGAGACCACTACAGAGCTGGGCTTTCCCAATGTCGATGATCCCCAGGAGCAGGTGCAGCTCATCACCATACAGGATCTGAACCAGCGCCGCATCACAACCTATGGCCAGCGACCCTGGGCCGGCAAACGGGACGATGTCAACTATGTGCACTGCGCAGACGAAGCCAGCCTGCTGCGACGCTTTCTCGCAGACTGGGCTCAGGTACAGCCCGATGTCATCACAGGCTGGAACATCACCCTGTTCGATGTGCCCTATCTGGTGAATCGCATTGAACGTGTGCTGGGTGAAAGCTCGGCTCGGCAGCTCAGTCCCTGGCGTCAGATCAAGCGCCGGGAGATTCAGTTCGCAGAAAAGGTTCTGACTGCCTTTGAGATCGTGGGCATTACCCAGCTGGACTATCTGGATCTCTACAAGAAGTTTACCTACAGTGCTCAGGAGAGCTACAAGCTCGACTACATTTGCCGGCAAGAACTGGGCGTGGGCAAGCTCGAGAACCCACACGACACCTTCAAGGAGTTCTACACGCAGTCCTGGGACATGTTCGTGGACTACAACATCGTGGACACTGAACGCGTGCTGCAGCTCGAGGACAAGATGAAGTTGATCGAGCTAGCCCTAACCATGGCCTATGATGCCAAGTGTAACTTCAGCGATGTGTTCAGCGCGGTGCGAACCTGGGACTGCGTGTTGTACAATCATCTCTGGAACAAGAACATCGTGGTGCATCCACGCAATACAGACCGACCGGACCGCAGCATCGAAGGCGCCTATGTGCAGGAGCCGCGACCAGGTCAGTATGACTGGGTGGTGAGTTTCGATGCCACGAGCCTGTATCCGTCGATCATCATGCAGTACAACATGAGCCCCGAAACTCTGGTGCCTCTGGCCACGGACCCGCATGTCAGCATCAGCGTGGACCAGCTCCTGGAGCAAAAGGTCGATGCAGCAGCGCTGCAGGAAGCTCAGGACCACAACAATTGCCTGAGTGCCAATGGCTTCTACTTTCGGCAGGACCAGCGCGGATTGTTTCCAGAAATCGTGGAGAAGCTGTTCGCGGACCGTCAGATGTACAAGCGCCGTATGCTCGAGGCGCAACGACTCTACGAGGACACCAAGCAGAACAAGTATTTGAATGACATCAGCCGCTATCAGAACTTCCAGATGGCGCGCAAGATTCAGCTCAATAGCCTGTTTGGTGCCTGGGCCAACTACTTCTTCCGTTACTTCGACGACCGCATCGCCGAGGGTATCACCATCACAGGCCAGTACATTATTCGCACCGTGGGGCAGGAGCTCAACCGCTATCTGAACGAGATTTGCGAAACCAAGGACTACGAGTACAGCTTCTACAGCGACACCGAGAGTTGCTACATCACACTGGACCCCTTGGTGCGTAAGTTCTATGCCAACAAGAGTCGGGAAGAGATTGTGAAGATCCTGGACCGCATCTGCGAAGACAAAATCACGCCCGTGATCAACGCAGCCTGTGACCGTCTGGCCGACTACACCAATGCCAGTAACCGAAAGATTGTGTTCAAGCGCGAAGCCATTGCAGATCGAGGCATCTGGGTGGCCAAGAAGCGCTATGCCCTCAACGTGTACAACAACGAAGGTGTGACCTATGCCGAGCCCAAGCTCAAGGTCATGGGCCTGGAGATTGTACGGAGCAGTACTCCTGAAGCCATTCGCAACGCGCTCAAGGAGGCTGTACGGGTCGCACTCCGTGGCGACGAGGCTACCCTGCAGGAGTTCATTCAGGAGCAGCGAGTGCGCTACAATGCTCTGCCACCCGAGGAGATTGCTTTCCCTCGCAGCGTCAAGGGCATGACCAAGTACAGCAGCGCCAGCAACATCTATGCCAAGGGCTGCCCCATGCATGTCCGAGGCGCACTGCTCTACAACCATCTTATCGCCAAGCATGCCGTTGGTGCCAAGTATGAGACCATACAGGAAGGCGACAAGATTCGTTTCCTGTATCTGACCATGCCCAATACCCTGGGCGAAAACTGCGTGGGCTTCATTGGCCGACTGCCCACGGAGTTTCAATTGACAAACTACGTGGACTACGATACAATGTGGGAGAAGTCGTTCATCGAGCCGCTCAATGGTATCATCGAGGGACTGGGCTGGAGTGCCCGGCCTCAGGCTACCCTGGCGGATCTGTTTACCTAAGGAGAACCCATGAGCCTGCTACAGAAACTACAGAAAAATACCACCATCAAAGACACCGCGGTGTTGAACGAAAGCAAGTTCTTCAACGCCAAGGACCTGATTCAGACTCCGGTGCCCATGATCAATGTTGCGCTAAGCGGCAGCCTGGATGGCGGGCTAGCGCCGGGTCTGACGGTGTTTGCTGGACCCAGCAAGCACTTCAAGACTGCCTTCGCGTTGATGCTGGCCAAGAGCTACATGGACAAGTATCCCGACGCCGTGGTGTTGTTCTATGATAGCGAGTTTGGTAGCCCGCAAAGCTACTTTGAAAGTTTCAAGATCGACACCAAGCGAGTGCTGCATACTCCCATCACGGACATTGAGCAGCTCAAGCATGACAGCATGGCACAGCTCAACAACATCGAACGTGGCGACCATGTCATCATCATTGTAGACAGCGTGGGCAACCTGGCCAGTAAGAAAGAAGTCGAAGACGCGCTGGAAGGCAAGAGCGTGGCCGACATGACCCGAGCCAAGCAACTCAAGAGCCTGTTCCGCATGGTAACGCCGCATCTGACCATCAAGGACATTCCTATGATTGTGGTGAACCATACCTACAAGGAAGTGGGCCTGTTTCCCAAGGATGTAGTCAGCGGCGGCACTGGCATCTACTACAGCGCCGACAACATCTTCATCATCGGACGCCAGCAGGAAAAGGAAGGTCAGGAGCTTGTGGGCTACAACTTCATCATCAATGTCGAGAAGAGTCGCTATGTCCGAGAGAAGAGCAAGATTCCCGTGGAGGTTAGTTTCGATGGCGGTATCAGCCGGTGGAGCGGGCTGCTGGATGTAGCACTGGACGCCGGGTTTGTCACCAAGCCCAGCAATGGTTGGTACAGTCGCGCCAACGAGGAACAAAAGTACCGTCTCAAGGATACCTATAGCAAGGAGTTTTGGTTGCCCATACTGACCAACAAGGATTTCCGCGAACATGTTGAAAGCACTTATCGAGTCAGCAACAACAGCCTGGCACAGGATCTGGGCCAGGAAGAAATCGACCTCGAATACGACGCAGCCTCCGAGGTATGAGCTACAGGAAGACGGAGCCGACGACGTCTACAACATAGCCATCATGGACGGAGTTGCTCAGGGACTGGTGTTCAGATTCCGAGAAGTTCGTTTCGACGAGTCTCAGGCAGGACTCAGAATCAACTATGGCTACGACCTGGTGCATGTACCCGCGACCGTGGCAGCATTGACTCGAGCTCAGGTTCAGCCTATAATGAGCAGCATTCTACACGACATTCTGCAGGAGCAGCATGGAACGCATTGAGACCACCATACTCAGACATCTGATGCATGACGAAGACTTCATGCGTCAGACCATGCCCTTTCTCAAGGCCGAATACTTTGAGCGGGCCGACCGAACCGTGTTCGGCCTGATTGACCGATTTGTGCAGGACTTCAATGCCTGCCCCAGCGCAGCGGCTCTGGAGATTGCTCTGCAGAACAGCAATCTGCATGAAGCCGAGTTCCGAGCCGGCGCAGACCTCATTGGAGAACTGGTGCCGGCCGAGACCAATCGCAGCTGGTTGCTGACAGAAACCGAACGGTTCTGCAAGGACAAGGCTGTCTACAACGGCATCATGCAGTGCATTGAAATTCTCGACGGGCGTAACAAGCAGCAGAGCAAGGAAGCGCTGCCCAGCATCTTGACCGAGGCCCTGGCCGTGAGTTTTGACCGACATGTCGGCCATGACTATCTGCAGGATGCCAGTGCTCGCTTTGACTTCTATCATCGGGTGGAGAGTCGCATTCCCTTTGACCTGGACATGTTTAACCGCATCACCAATGGCGGGCTGCCCAACAAGACTCTGAATGTGGTGCTGGCCGGCACGGGCGTTGGCAAGAGCCTGTTCATGTGTCATGTGGCGGCCAGTTGTCTGGCCCAGGGCAAGCATGTGCTGTACATTACCTTGGAAATGGCCGAAGAACGCATCGCAGAACGCATCGACGCCAATCTGATGAATCTGGACCTGGACCAGCTCAAGGAACTGCCCCGTCAGATGTTTGACAATCGCATCGACCGTATTCGAGCTCGCACCGAGGGCCGATTGATCATCAAAGAATATCCCACGGCCAGTGCACACAGCGGACACTTCAAGAGCCTGCTCAAGGAACTGGCTCTGAAGCAGAACTTCCATCCTGACATCATAGTCATTGACTATCTGAACATCTGCAGCAGCAGCCGCATACGCCAGGGGCAGGGTGTGAACAGCTACACCTACATCAAGAGCATAGCCGAGGAGCTGCGCGGCCTGGCCGTGGAGCTAGATGTGCCCATACTGAGTGCCACGCAGACTACCCGGGGCGGCTATGCCAACACCGATGTTGATCTCACTGACACCAGCGAGAGTTTCGGCCTGCCCGCCACCGTGGACTTCATGTTTGCCTTGATCAGCACCGAGGAGCTGGAAGAACTCAATCAGCTCATGGTCAAGCAGCTCAAGAATCGCTACAATGACCCCACCAGCAATCGCAAGTTCATCGTGGGTGTGGACCGAGCCAAGATGAAGCTCTATGATGTCGAGGCCAGTGCACAGCGCGGGCTCATCAACAGCGGGCAGGATGCCGACACTGGACCCATCAATACCTTTGGACTAAATCGACGACGAGATTTCAGCGATTTCAAATTCTAGGCTTGACTCTGCGCATAGTTCGTCTAGAATATAGATATGAAGATGAACCCTAGCCAGCGTCTCCGACACCGTCTCAACCAACAACAATCGCAGCTCACACAGGCTCGAAGCCTGGATCAGGTAGCCGCAGCGCTGAAGGCGGCACTGGGTCGAGTAGCTCGAGTGATGATCCAGCCCGATACCGAGGTTGTGATTGTGCACGGTGAGTTCGACCCCGAAACCAACCGAGTCTGCATCATACTGCAGGGACCAGCAGAGTTTGACGCTGCCCTGAATGCCCGCCAGCTGATCTGGCAGGTCTGGCAGGCCGTGCAGCATGAACAGCAGCATCAAGTTCAGTACATGCAGCGACCCGATGCACATCGTCCACGCCAGCTCTCCTGGAGCACAGATCACATCGAGGGTGCAGCCCAGCGTCAGCAACGAAGCTATCTGTCGGATCTGGACGAAGTCGATGCCTTTGGTCAGGACATTGCACTGGAAGTTACCGAATTTCTGCAGGGCGATGTACGCCGTTTCAGTGAAACCGATACCTGGATTCGCTATGCGCATGCCTTTGCCGGTACACAGTGGACGCGGATTCGTCAGCGTCTGCTGCGTCGAGCCTGGCACCATTTCCAACAACAATAACAAGGAGGCGCCATGCCCTTGGGGGAAAACTTCAGCTTCTGGGCTCTGGTCATTGGGCTACCCGTGTTCAGCTGGGCCTGCTATCGCATAGGGCTACAGGATGGTGTGCAGCAGTGTCTGACCTTTCTGGAAGAGCAGGGCGTGATTGAATTCGAGGAAGCCGAAGAAGAAAACGATTGACTCGCGCCCACAAAGGTGTCATAATCCACGTATAGTTTGTCAAGGAGTCAGCATGCCGGACCGTGATGATGCCTACGAAGCACACCAGCTGCAGGTAGACCTGCAGGAGTTTTATGAAAGCGAAGATTTTGCCGAATGGTTCAATCGCTACGTGGATGAGCTGGTGTTGCCGGATCGCAACACCGAGACCGAATATCAGTTGGTGTAAGATTCTTCGTGTCAGCATAAACCCGCCGCAGTCGTGCTGACCTTACCCCGCGGCATTGGAGTGAAAATAGCATGACTAAGCATGAACGCATCCTGAAGGTACTGGAATCGGGCAACCGATTTACTGCTGGCCAACTGGCTGGTTTGACTGGTTCTACCAAGAAGTCTGTGCAGGCTCGCATCTGCGAACTGCGCGCCGACGGCTATGCTGTGTACACCAACACTCGCACCAGCGACGGCAAGACCTTCTATCGTCTGGGTACGCCCAGCCGCGCCATGGTGCGCGCTGCCTATGCCCTGGCCGGTAGCGCTGCCTTCAGTGGCTAAGCTGTAACCCCTGGGGTCGGACTTTCCGACCCCAACCCTGGAGCACATGATGAAAGTCTACATCAACAAGTATCGAGAACACTG